AGCCTAGTGCTTCAATAGCATTTGCTACTCCTGTAACACCAAGACCCATCCTACGTTTACTCTTAGCTTCTTCTTCTTGTTCTTTAAGGGGATACACTGCTCTGTCTACTACGTTGTCCATTGCTCTGACAACATGAGGTATATCTTTTTTGAGCATATCCATGTTAAAAACGTACTTGTCTTTTAAACCCCATTCACTTACGGCATCGTGCATAAATACGTACTTAGTTAGGTTAAAAGAACCAAGTAAACACGCACCGTTAGGAGGGAGAGGTTGCTCACCACAAGGGTTTGTAGCTGCAATTGTTTCACAGTAATGTAGATTATTCTTCTTATTAATACGATCAATAAAGAGGATACCAGGTTCTGCCCAATCCCACGTGCTGCGTAAGATCTGATCCCATAGTGCCGTAGCACTCACAGTTTTATAGACTCTATCCTCAAACACCAAGTCAAAGTCTTTGTCTTCTTTAACTGCTTGCATAAATTTATCAGTAACACCGACACTAATGTTAAAGCCTGTCAAATCAGTGCTGTTGTTCTTTGCTGTAATAAACTCTTCAATGTCTGGATGATCAACACGTAACACTCCCATCTGTGCTCCACGTCTGTGACCTGCAGAAGCAATAGTCTTACAGATAGCATCAAAGATTCCCATGAAAGATAGAGGGCCACTTGATCTACTATCCAAGGAACGTATCAAAGCACCACGAGGACGTAGAGTAGAGAAGTCGTAACCGATACCACCACCTAGTCGCATTGTTTCTGCTGCACGTCTTGCAGCTTCCATGATACCATCCATACTATCTTCAATAGTAACAGAGACAAAGCAGTTATAAGGAGTCACACGTCTTGGTGCACCCATAGCTGACTGCACACGTCCTGCCGGGAGGAATCGTTGGTTATACAATATGTCTCTAAACTTTGAGAAATGTTCTTCATCATCCTTCAGTGCTTCAGCTACACGAGTCATTGCTTCTTTAAATGATTCGCCTTTGCTTCGATACTTTATTGAATGTATCTCTTCTGAGATTGGCTGCGTTGGTCCGTACTCTATTTCTGTGTTGGGTATATTCATCTGTAGTCTCCTGATCCTTTTATTTTACCACGTTTTTCTCTGCTATCTAGCTTCTTCATATTCTCTTTTACTACATCATCAAGGTCTATTCCTAAAAGATTCAGGATAGCTATGAAGTAAAAGAACATATCCCCTGCCTCTAGTGTAACACTATGCTTATCTAAAGGTGTATCATCTCTTTTGTGTTTCTTTAACTTTTCAAAGAACTCTCCTGTTTCTCCTATCAAACCCATTGTATTTTCTAGAAATCTTTTTTCACCAGTGGTAATCATTTTATTTTCTACCCACTCAGCATAGTCTTCTAGCTTAATTGGTTCTGATGTTTGAAAGGCTTCAAAGTACCCCATATCCTCTAGATCTTTTCCTGTTAACATTACTTCTCCTTTACCTCTATCTCTTCTATTTCCATATCATCTATGTCATAGATAGTATCCTCTATGACTTCTTTTAAACCTATTGCTGCACCACTGCTATCTGAAGCTATGAAGTTAGCATCAGGGTCTAGCTTAACTATCATTGTTACTTCAAACAACAAAGATGAAACTCCAAGTTATAATTAAATTTTTAATACGGTCAACAATTATTCTTTTATCCATTCATCAGGAATGGCTTTATCTGCGTACTTGAAACCGTATCTCTTGCACCAATCTCCGTAGGAGGACTTAGCTCCTTTGTAAAGCTTGGCTCTACTGTTTTGAAAAACAAAACGAATATCTAATTCAGGAAATTGTTTGGCTATCTCTTTGTGCTTACGCCTGTCGGGTGCTACAAATCGCCCTTTAGCCTCAATTATTATTCCGTTGTCTAACACAAAGTCAGGAGTGTAAGTCCTAGTCTTTATGTCAACCCACCTTATCTTTTCTTTCTCGTAAGTAAACTTAACTTTTTTCTTTTTTAATTCTTTGGCAAGATCATCCTCAAATCCAGAACGGTATCCTGCTTTGAGGGCTGATGCTTTAAATCTTTTTCTGTTCACTACAGCCACTCAGGTTTTTGAATCACTGTGTAATCGCCCCAACCTGTACTGTAATCAGATTCTTTTTCTGCCTTTGCAATAGTAGCTAAAGTTTTGTGTAGTTTTTTCATACCCCAGTGCATAACGTCTTGCCCCATCTCATGTATATGTGAGAGGTATGGAGCAGATTTTTCACAAGCAATAAAAGAAAATTTATCTACTTCATAACCTGCTAACTTACATGTGTAGACGTAGTGAGCACCCTGCAGTAGATACCCATACTTCAAACACTCTTTCAGAAAACCTTTTGGACTAGCATCCTGTGTTGTCTTTACATCAAAGACTGTATGCTCTGCTTCAATCAATAGGTCTGGGCGAGTTTTTAAAGTTAGACCTGAGATAGGATCTTCCACAAAAATACTTATCTCGTTTAGTCTATCAGGGTGGTTGAGGTATGATGAACACACAGGATTATTTAGAGCACCCCTAGTTATACAGTTGGCTACGTTATACTCTACCTCAGTGAGTAAGATCTGATCTTCACCAAGGTTCTCTTTCATCTCTTTGAACGCAAGACTTGATTTAGTCTTTGGACCTTTGACTACTAGGTTACGTTCTTTCTCTAGTAGGTTAGCATGGACAGCACTGCCCATAGCAAAAGCAGGATTGTTTGGATTACGTTTCTCCCCCTTCCAATGTGCCAATGATTTTTTGTACACAGACTTTACGGCACTAGAAGATATGCCACTCCTTGAGTGATACTCTTCATTAGACATGTCTGATATTATTTCTATTTTATAGGACATATACTTTCCTTATGAATAGCCCCACCAAAGGAATCAGGAGGAAAGGTGGGGCTACTGTTATTCTAGGTATTAGAAAGGGAGAAACCTAGAATGGTATGGAGTCAGCTTCAACTTCTTTGGGAGGTGCTTTAGTTGAGGCTTGACCCCCTGAGAGGTCTTCAAACATAGAAGATGATTGGGAGGAATTACCTTCTGATTCGTAGACCACATGCTCCGTAATCTGTACACCTTGAAGTCGTGTACCATTACGAGGTTTAGAGTCAAAGACAGATAACTTAACTCTGCCTTTACTTCCGTTACCTATGAGTCCATTGTCCTCAAGACTCCAAGGTTTACCAGAAATATCTGCAACGACAGGAGGACCACCCATCCACTCTTCACGTCCTTTGTGTGGGCGTGAGAATGTAATTTGATTTCCACCGTCTACCTTCTTACTTTCTTTTGCACTTCCTGCATCTTTAAGTATCTTAAGGTTTGCATCATTCATTGTAACAGTTATCTTATATGCACCGTCAGTCTCCTCATGGAATTGTGCTCGATCTCTGTTCTGTTCAAACAGTTTAGCCCAATCCAAAGTTCCTTCAATTATAATATCTCTTGTAGCCATTACAGCCTCCTTTACTTTCTGTTAATTTACTTATTACTAATTATACTGTATGTCAATGGGTTTCAGCCCAATTTTTTCCTACGTCATATGAACCTGGAGTTGGTATCTTAAAGCCTAGCTCTACTCCTGTCTCTAACATACAGTCTGCTTGTATCTTACCAAGTAGTTCTGCTTCTTCTTTAGTTCCGATTACTTCTACTTGATACTCGTCATGTATAAAGCCAACCATCTTAAACTTAAGACCTTCTTTCCTAGCCCTATCATGCCACTTGAGTAAGCTATGCTTCATCAAACAAGACTCACCGTTCTGTAGTATACCTGCTAATGTTTTATGTGCATTGGGTACTGGAACTTTACGTCCATCGTAACCCTTGAACCAACCTTCATCAGCAATTTTAGGAACGTAAATGTTCTTTAAGTCTGACAAACCATCAATGCTTTGCTCAAATCTAGAACGTGCGTTAACAGCTTCTTTAGAACTTACGTTAAGTATCTGTGCTGTTTTAGCAACCCCTGCTCCAAGCAGCCAAGCATATATAAAAGTCTTTGCCATATCTCTTGTACCATTTGGTACGGCTAAAGCTTTCTTATTTAAGTTATGAATATCTGTTTCGTCCTCTTTCTTTCCTTCCATTATAGCTATTGCATATTGATCAGCATCATATTTTCTCCAAAGATAGTCAGCCAATACTCTAAGTTGGATACCGTCTGCATCAGTACCAACTAACCAAGAGCCTGATGGAACTGTCCAACAAGCTCTGAGGTGTACGTCAAATTGTTTCTTTACTTCCTCAACAGGTGTCTTTGCAGACCCATGAAAAGGTGAGGAGATGTTAGCAGTATTAGGATCTTTATGTGAACACCTACCTGTCCATGCTCCTATGTTATTTATGCTACCATGAATCCTAGAATTATCTCTACACTGACCTAGCCACTCCACTAGTGAGGAACGCCTACCTTCAAGTGTCAACCACTGGGCTAAAGCTTTTGCTCCTGTGGGTGCTGTATCAGGAAGTGTGTTGAGGTTTGCCTCTGATACAGTGTATCCGTAGTGATCAAGGTGTTCCTTCTTATCATTGTAGAATTGCTCGTCCATAAAGGCTACGGACTTACCGTATGGATCACCTATACTCTTGCGAGAGAAAGCTAGTGCTGTCTTTGTTCTATCAACAGGAGTCCACCCTGCCTCCCAAAGTACATCTATTCTATCTTTTGAAGATCCAGGATTAAAGGTTACGTAGTCAAAGCAAATAAGATCTTCACCTTCTACTGTAGTTAGTGCATACTTTTCTTTTGCTCTTGTTACTGTAGCCATCTCAGCACCGTCTTGTTTGAGTCGGTACTTGATCCTGTTTACCTCTGTTAGTTTAGGTGGGAAGTCTATCTCAAATTGAGATTCAAGATCAGACATTTTTGTTTTGACTGAGTTGAGTAAGAACTCTGCTTTAGTTCTATCAAAGAAGAAACCAAAGTACTTTGTCCTTACCAACTCTATTTGTAGATCGTGCTCTACTCTTAAAGATCTACGCCAATTAGCATCCCAAATAATATCATGGAAATGGTCATACAAAGAATTTGTAACCTCGATATCTTGATACCAGTATTCAACCATGTCATTACTGAACTCATTAAAGTCATGGAAATCTCCTTTATGTTTATTCAATCTCATACCCCAAGCTTGTAGACTATGGGGAGACTTAGCACCTTTGGGTATAGGTACGTCATAGTTAACTAACCTACTTACTATAAGAGTGTCTACTATTTTCTTTGGATCTATAAGTCTTGGCTTCAAAAGTTTGTTAAGCATTGGAGCATCAAACTGTATGAAGTTATGTCCGATAATTAAGTCTGCTGATTCATACCACTTGATAGCTTCTGACCGGGCTACTTCATCCTCATGGCAATTATCAAACCTAGACTCTTCACCTGTAGTTAGGTCACGTCCACCACATATCCAAAGTTTGTCACTGTTATCAAGACCGTTTGTTTCAATGTCACTTACAACGATTCTCATCCTTCAAAGACAACCTCTTCAAGCACAGTTGTTTCGGAGTCATAGAAGACTGAACCTGCCCTACCAAGTTTGGCAAACGGTCTGTTCTTATCAACATAAAAGTGAGTCGTGTTTCTTTCGGTATCATCTGTTGATTCAGTATCACGAGTCAGCTTCACACAAATAATTGCTTCTTCCTCAAGAGATGCAGCATACTTGGTACGTCCATCGTCATTGACCTGTGATATAAATACCACACCTATGTTCAACTCTTTAGCAAGCTGTGCCATCCTTGACCCAAGGGTAGTTAGTGTGCTTGTTGCACCCTCTACTCCTGACTGAGATAGGTAGGCAAGTCTTTGTACGTGGTCAATGAAAACAAACTCTGCTCCGTATATCGTTGCCGCCATACGTACATAGTCTAGTAGTTGAAGGGGATCATCGTGAGACTGCATCTCAAAGATAACTGTGTTCTCTCCACCTGCAATCTTTTGAGCAGCCTGGATTACTTGCTCTTCACTGAACCCTGTAGTTACAGCATCCTCTTTGGTTCGTACATTCCAACCAAGTTCGTAGGTTGCCATTGCTCTGTAGGTAGTGGACTTCATCTCTTCCATATGTAGAAGAGCAATACGAGTATCCTGTCTGAGTAGACCTATCTCAAAGTATCTGACTAGCTCAGTCTTACCTTGACCTCTTAGTGCTTTGATAAAAGTAAGACCGCCTTTTACTAGACCACGTATCTTATCATCAAGAGCAGCATGACCTGTCGGTACATACTCATAAGGATTCTCAGTAGAGATTGCTTTCTCTACCTCTATGTCACCAACAAAGAAGTTGTCAGGACTAAATCTTTGAGGACGTAAAGCAGACCACTTAAGTTTATCTCCTGCACCGTTGGTCAGGAAATCGTTAGCATCTTTGTAAGTATTTAGGGGAACATAATAGAACTTCTCAGGAAACATACTGTATAGTTTCTCTGCTGCAGCTTTACCTGCTGAGTCTAACTCACCGCCATAAACTATTTCGTCAAACGAATTGAGGTACTCATGAGTGTTCTTTAAAAACTTCTCAGATAGAGAAGAGCTAGGTAACGACTTAACTGGGTAAGACTTACCTAGTATCTGATACAGTGATGCTGCATCAAACTCACCTTCAGTTATATAAATTCTTTTAGAAGATCCTGCATTGAAAGAAGGTCCGAACAAATCATTCAGACTTCCTCTATCTTTTAACCAAAACTTTTTCTCGTCATAGCCTCGATACTTTACGTTGTCATCGTACTTGAATGCGTACCTGACAGGCACATCGTTGTCTCCTAGCTGTAGCTGTATGTTGTATAGCTTTGCTACGTCTGGATCTAGACCTCTGATGTCTGAGAATGTAGTTCCTTTTATTGTTACTTTCTTTATGTCTACGTTGAACGGTTTAGTTGGGTATGTTTCTTTTGCCCAATCAAATACTTTTTCTTGTGAAGGATAGCCTCGTTTACATTTGAAACAATAGCCTGTCTTTTCTAGAATGTTATAAGAGAACTCGTCTTTACCACCGCACGATTCAAATGGGCAAGGCTGATGGCTTATCTCATTGCTCTCGTTTACCACTCCCTTTACTGATCCTTTCATTAACTATATCCCTTTCTTTTGATCTATTCTTTTCGTCATCATCTAAAGGACGTATCTCCTTAGACACCCCCTTGCGTCTGTCAATATACCACTCCTGTGGTTTTATGCAACAGTCTTTAGTCATGGTTCATATAAATCTTTCTTGCTTTCAATGGGAAAGTTTCTTGATTCCATCCGTTCCTCACTTGTTCTGCTGCCCAGGAATAAGTGATAGACCAATACCTTGCCGCCTCTGCTACACTAATAAAATCTTTACCGTAAAGTCTGCATTCTTTCTGCTTTTGTTTTTGTGTTGGCTCATACCTAATACGTATATGAGTAGGCACATTCTTTGGTTGCATTAATCATTCCCTAAATTTCTTGGCTCATATACAGCACCGTTGTACTGACTACCTGTCTCTGTGTCAGCACCAAAATCAAAGTATGCTAGTAGAACTAGTATGGCTAGTATCCAATAGACTCCTGCCTTACTGTATTTGATAAACCCTTCATAGGTTTTCTTGGCTTCTATTTCTGCCAATTCGTTTGGTGCTTTTCCCTTCATTGTTGTACCTCTACTTCTAGACAAGCCACTGTCTCTGACTTGTGTGTTATCATCTTGGCTGCTTTACTTAATTCAATCTGGCATTCTTCCAATGTGGCATAGTTACCTAACTGGTAGTGCTCTACTGATTGTGTACTGAATAGCTGCATCCATATTAGTATGTACATCATAGTATTATTTCCTCATACATAACTGTAGTTGTATTCGGCATCTAGTGAATGCCATGCTTGTTCGTATTCATAATCCCAGTTAGTGCCACCATCTTCCATCTCACCTTCTGCTATAATCTTAGCCCAATGGTCTAGGCTAGGCTCGTGGTTAAGTGGTAGCTCTTCTTGGAAATATACTTCCATGTCGTTGTAGGCGTAGTAGCTTACATTACTTCCATTTAAAACATAGGATACCATACCTCACCCCTTTCTCTCTGTTCCTCTACATCTTTTAATATTCTCTTGAGGTTGTCTGCTTTCTTGTGTTCTCCATCCCATTCGAGATCACTTATATCCTTCTGTAAGTCTATGATATATTGTTGTACAGCAACAACTTTCTCTTCCTCGTACTTTAAGTGTCGCATAGTCCATTCTCCCTATCCAGTAAGTAACATCATCGTGTGGATCATCTATCCAAATCTTTTCCTTTTCGCATATCAACGACATAACTCTCCCCATTAAGTTTTGCTATGCCTTGCACTGCACTATCAACTCCCTTCTCAAAACCCTCGTCAAAAGCATCTGCTATATCCTCGTTGTCACGATACTTTCTATACAAAAATCCTGCTACAAAAGACAGTACAGCCACAAGTATAGTTATCGGTTCTGGTATAAATAAAGTCAATGATAGACCCTCTCTTTTTTATTCTGTTGCCAAGCAAAGTAGTCTTCTTCTGTCAGACCATGATGCTCCATAAATTCTTGCATGTCCATGACCTGATACAACAGAGATCTGTTGCTATCTACAATCCTACGCACAGAGTTTTTATCTTTGTAGAGTTGAAGAACTTCACGCAGCTCAGAGTCTGATAGAGTCCAATACTCTTCTTCGTCTTCGTCTTCCATAATCTTCCTAACTTTAAGTTATACTTTAAGTATTCTAATAAAAGAATAGATATAAAAGAAATAACTTTAAGTAATACCTATAGTATATACATATAGGTATTGACTCAAAGTTATTTCAAGTAGGTCATACTGTCACACTAAGACAGAACGATGATCAACCAAACCAGGATTGATACACCCAGAGCCACAAGATCGGTAGCCATATCTTTCTCCTTCTGAAACTCTACGAGTTGTACTCAAAACGAAACGATAATCAAGAACTAAAAAACTTTTTCTTGAATACGAATAGTAAGATCGTTATCAATCTTTCTTTTAGCTTTGTTGACTAAGTAGTTGATAACATTACAGTATATCTCACCCTTGTCTACACCGTAACGAGTCATGAAGTCTGTCTTGGTGCTACCCTTTGGGGTTTGGTAAGAAACTTTTACTTCATACAATCTAGTTTTACTTGTCATTTAAACCTCCAGTTTAATAAAAATATTCTTCGTCAATCATATAATCTTTGACTATATTAATTGTCTTATCAACGGATTTTTCACCCATCGATGCTGCTAGTATTGCTAAAGATAAAGATCGCAGCTCTTCATTATCTAATCCTTTATAGAATATACTATTGAATATTTCTTGA